GCCAGCCAAAGCAGTGGAAATACGTTGAGAGCCTACCAAACGGCGGGACTAATCAGCGCTTCGTACATCCCGATCGCGTCTTCATCCTTGGTGACTATTCTAACGATGCTATTGGTTTCCTTGAGCCTGGCTATAACGCCTGCGTCAGCCTTGAGAAGGTTGAGGGTGGTTCAGGTGAAGCGTTCCTGAAGAACGCTGCTAATAAGCAGAGCATTAATTTCGATAAAGATGTTGATTTCAACAGCCTTGCTTCTATGTACGGAGTCTCTGTTGATGAGCTTCAGGAGAGATATAACGATGCTGCCAGAGAGTTAAACATCGGCAATGACGTTCTTCTGATCACTCAGGGGGCGCAGGTTACGTCGATGGTTTCTGCCGTTTCAGATCCTGAGCCCACATATAACGTCAACCTACAAACATTCGCTGCATCTGTTGATATACCTGTGAAAGTTCTGGTTGGGATGCAGACGGGTGAAAGGGCAAGCACCGAGGATCAGAAATATTTCAACGCTCGCTGTCAGTCACGCCGCGGTGACCTGTCATTCGAAATTGAAGACTTCAGTGACAAGCTAATCGACCTAAAAATCATAGATGCTGTCAGCGAGAAGACGGTTATCTGGGATGACCTCAACGAGCAGACTGGAACTGAGAAACTCGCCAATGCCAAAACCATGGCAGAGATTAACCAGACGTTCCAGGGTAGCGGAGAGAATCCGGCCTTCAGCCGTGAAGAAATTCGCACAGCAGCTGGATATGAAAACGTGGATGAATTCCAGTTAGGAGAAGAGGATGGCGACGAAGAAAACGAAGCCACCAATTCTTCCGCGTAACTATCAGGATCCGACTGGAGCCGATGCGCTGGAACGCCGGGCAATGAAAGACTTCGCTAGGCGAATGAATAAGATTGGCAAAGCGTACAAATCAGCACTCGACAAAATACCTTCCTCCCTCGCAGTAAACGCCCGATACGAATACCAGCTAAACCCAACGCTGCTCTCCATCATCCTGAATGATGCCAGTTACCTGGTTGATCAGGTGCTGCTTGAAGGTGGCGATTACAACCTGTGGTTTTACGAGTACATCGATCTGGCTTCGGAGAAAGGGACCGGGCAGTCGTTCTACAACCTCAGCCAGCAGTCGCCTGTGTATGCCGCCGGGCGTGATTCACTGGCGTCCATCCTCGCAAGCGACCCGTACCAGCATCGCATGGCGCTGGTACATGCGCGTGTGTTTGAGGAAATGAAGGGGCTGAGTGCTGATGTTAAGCGCGATATGGCGCGTGTGCTTACTGACGGCGTTGGTCGCGGGCTTAATCCTCTGGATATTGCCCGCAACCTTACTGACCAGACCGGCATCGAGAAACGCAGGGCGAACCGGATAGCGCGGACTGAAGTAACTACCGCTCTGCGCCGGGCAAAGTGGGATGAAGATCAGGAGGCGAATGACCTGTTCGGCCTGAAAACGCTTCTGGTTCACATCTCTGCGCTGTCACCAACAACCCGACACACCCACGCAGTGCGCCACGCTCACCTCTACACCAACGAAGAGGTCCGCGACTGGTACAGCCAAGATGGCAATTCCATCAACTGCAAATGCAGCCAGCAGTCGGTGCTGGTGGATGCTGACGGTAATCCGGAATACCCTGACACCATCACGAAACTCAAACAGGAATATAAATCGATGCAGGCGCGCGGTTACGCCTGGGCGGAGAAATAACTCATGAAATTCCAGGTAAACCACGAAGCAAAGCGTCCAATCCCGACACCGAAAAATGGTGAGCATATTCAGGTAAACATCACCACAAAGGTGAACAGTCAGTCTATCCGGCGCGAAACATACAACGGTCGTGAGCATCTGGTGCTTCCGAGTTACACGCTGCCGGCGAATGTCGTCATGAATGGCGGCCTCTACACGGAAGATGAAATCAATGCCCACTATCAGGGGCTGGAAGGCACCCTGGCGCCGCTGGGTCATCCTCAGGTTAACGGCCAGTTCGTATCCGCGTTTTCTCCTGAAGGGATTAATGCCGGTCATATCGGTGCCTGGAACCGCAACGTTAAGAAGTCCGGTAATCGCATCTACCTCGAAAAGTGGGTTGATGTGGACCGCGCCAGTGAGTCGGAAGGTGGAAGGGAGCTTCTTGAGCGTGTCGCTGCCATTGAGCGCGGTGAAGACGTTCCGTCGATACATACCAGCGTTGCCGCATTCCTTGACCAGCTTGAGCCAAACGAGCAGCAACGCGCTACTGGTGCTGATTGGGTAGCCAAGATCTACAGCATGGACCACGACGCGATCCTGCTGCACGAAGTTGGAGCGGCTACTCCGGAGCAAGGTGTTGGCCTGATGGTTAACGCCGATCTGGCTCAGCCTCTTAAGGCGAACTCGGGCGCGCTGGTGGGTGAATCCTACCGAGAGCGCGAACAGCGTCTCGATCGCGCAGCCAAAGCGAAGTTTGCGGCGGGCGCGGATGAATACGCCTGGGTTGCTGACTTTACCGATTCGCAGGTGGTTATCGTGCGAAATGGCGGCGATGCGCAGGTTTACGGTTATTCCGCTGATGGCGGGAAGATCACAATCGACGATACCGGCACCGCAGTAGCGCGCCAGGAGTCGTGGGTGGCCGTCGTGGCAAACAAATTCAAAGCTCTATTCACACCGCAGGAACAGCCTGCACCAAACCACAAAACGGAGGGCGACATGCCTTTAACCAAAGAAGAACTGGAACAAATCGGCAGCATGATCGGCCAGGCTGTTGCGACCAACACGGAAGCGGCTATTAAGCCTCTCGCGGAGAAGGTTGATGCACTGCAGGCCAATCAGCAGCAGCTCGCTGAAACCCTGACTGCCAACTCTCGCGCCGAAGAGAAAACAAAGCGCGAAGCGGTTGCCAAGGTGCATGGCGATATCGTGGCTAACGCGCTGTCTGGCGAAGCTCTGGACGCGATGTTCAAATCGCTGGGCGAAGCTGCCCCGCTGGGCACCAACAATGCACAGCAGCACAAAGAAACCGGCGCACCTGCCGCTGACGAACACTTCAAGTAAGGAGCCGGAATAATGCCACGTTATCGTCGCGTTAATATCGACGGTCAGTCTCTGTACAAGACCGAAACCCGCACCACGGCAGCCGCGCTGCTTCCGGGCACCGCCGCAACCATCAACTCTTCCGATAAATTCGCTCAGGCCACCGCGCTGACAGGCCGCCTGTACATCATCGATGTCGGCTACCACCAGGGCCTGACCATCACCGAATCAATTCCTGCCGGTGATTCTGCCGTAGGCAACTACGTCGAAGAAGGGCGTGAGCTGGCGTTACGTTGCTTGCCTGGTGCTTACAAGAAAGACAGCCCGATCAAACTGGGCACGGCCGGTCAGTTCACCCTTGCCACCTCCGACACTGATTCAGTGATCGGATACAGCCAGGATGAATATACCATCGCGGCCAGCACCACCGACTTCATTCGCGTGCGCATGCGCGTTGGCACTGTCGCCGCAGCTGGCGCGTAACAAAAGGACAAACACATATGTACTTCTCTAAAGAGACGCTGGCGACTAATTCCCGCCTCGGCGGGCACTGGAGCGAGCTGTGGGCAAACCGCAACATGTGGAACCTGCAGAACGATTCCATCATCGCGGCTAACCGCGCAATGATGACACCTGACATGCTGGCCTGTAACGCAGTTGGCGGTTTCTCCCGTGACTTCTGGGCTGAGATTGACAACCAGGTGCTGCAGCTGCGGGATCAGGAAGTTGGCATGGAAATCGTGAACGATCTGATCGGCGTTCAGACGGTGCTGCCGGTAGGTAAAACCGCCAAGCTGTATAACGTGGTTGGCGACATCGCTGACGACGTGTCAGTAAGCATCGATGGTCAGGCGCCGTTCTCCTTCGACCACACTGACTACGCGAGCGACGGCGACCCGATTCCGGTGTTCACTGCTGGTTACGGTGTTAACTGGCGTCATGCTGCTGGCCTGAACTCTGTAGGCATCGATCTGGTGCTGGACTCGCAGATGGCAAAGATGCGCAAGTTCAACCAGAAGCGCGTCAATTACTACCTGAACGGCGATTCAAAAATTCAGGTTCAGTCTTACCCGGCGCAGGGTATCAAGAACCACCGCAACACCAAGAAGATTAACCTCGGCTCTGGTGCTGGTGGCGCGAATATCGACCTGACTACCGCTGACATGACTGCGATCTTTGCGTTCTTCGGTAAAGGCGCATTCGGTACCACCGCGCGCACTAACAAAGTCGCCGCATACGATGTGATGTGGGTCTCTCCAGAAATCTGGGCAAACCTGGCTCAGCCGTACGTGGTGAATGGCGTTGTAAGCGGCACTGTATTGCAGGCGGTTCTGCCGTTCGCACCGGTGAAAGAAATCCGCATGAGCTTCGCGCTGACCGGTAACGAGTTTATCGCGTACGTTCGTCGCCGTGACGTGATCTCTCTACTGGTTGGTATGGCTGTCGGTGTTGTTCCGCTGCCGCGTCCACTGCCTAACGTTAACTACAACTTCCAGATTATGTCTGCTGAAGGTCTGCAAATCACCGCAGACGATCAGGGCCTGTCTGGCGTTGTCTACGGCGCTAACCTGGCGTAAGGAAACAGCATGGCTAAATACGAAGTAGTGCGCCCTTGGTTTGGCGTGAAGGTAGGGCAGGTGGTGGAGTTGAAAGAGCTTCACCCTGCGCTGAAGTCTAACGTCCGTCTCATGAATGGTGAGGCAGGCGGAGAACTTACCCCGTCGACGCCTGATGCCGGTACCGGTGAGAAATCCCGCAAAGAGGTTATCCAGGATCGTCTGACTGAACTGGGTATCGAGTTTAAAGGTACCCTGGGCGCTGAAAAGCTCAGTGAACTTTTGCCGGATGGCGAACTAGAAAAGCTTTTCCCTGCTGAATAACAGCCGCCGATAAGGCGGTTTTTTTATGCCCCGCTCCGGCGGGGTATTTCACGGAGTCGATAATGGTAACTCTCGATCAGGCGAAGGAGTATCTGGAGAGCCAGGGAATTACCATTCCCGATTTTGTTCTTCAGGCTCTCGTCGACCAGGCCAACAGTATTCAGGAGTGTCTCGATGCGCATTATCCGGCACCGACCGCGCTGCTGATTCAACTTTATCTACTAGCACTTATGGGGCTCGGGCAGGGAGATAAGTACATCTCTAGCCAAACAGCGCCGAGTGGTGCGTCGCGCTCGTTCCGATACCAGTCGTTCACCGATCGCTGGAAGGCCTCGGTTAACCTGTTGCGCGGGCTGGATAAGTACGGCTGCGCCACCTCGCTAATTCCTGCCGACCCTACCGCCGCCCCGGCATTCGCTGGTATCTGGATCGGGAAGGGCAGCTGCATGTGCGTGGGCAAGTGATGACTTACAAATCAGTGACAGAAAGTAAGCCTAAGCCGCTCACCCGCGTATGGGTCGAAACCGACACCGGGCGGGAGACTACCGGCTACGTGAAATCGGACGGCGAGTGGTTCATCAACTGCCCGCGCATCCGGAAGACTGGCGCGAAGGTACTGAGGTGGAAAGATGGATGAGAAATATGAAGTCCATGCCTTTGAATGCGATGGTTCTACCCACTTGTTTGTGTGGGTTAATTCTACAGGCGTGAAGTTTTATTCCTTTGTCGGAGAGTCATACGAAATTTGCAAAGATATGTTTTTGCAAAGAGCTAATGCAGAACTGATGGGGCAGCACTCTGGGTATTTGAGAGGACTGGTCGGATTGAATGATTCAATCATTTCGAAAGTGGAGACTTTTACCTTATGAGCAGCGTAGCCAACTGGTCATACACCGCAACAGCCACCATCTGGCGCAAGCTGGAAGGTAATGACGAATACGGCGATCCGCTGGGCTATGCCGAGCCTGAGCAAATCCTCTGTGATTACGAGGGCGGGCTCAGCAAGAAGTTAGCCAGTCTGGGCGCTGAAATCGTCGTGAAAAACACCGTCTGGACGGAGTTCGCGCTGGCTGAGGCAGGCGACTACCTGCTGATTGGCATATCGAACGAAGCAGACCCGGTTATCGCTGGCGCCGACGAGGTGCGGCAGGTTATCCGCTATGCCGACACGTTCGAGCGCCTGGCGGATGATTGGGCAATTATTACCGGCATTTGATATAATCAAGGCGCGCGGCTAGACCGGCCAGTCGAAAGCGGGGAACACAGACCCTGTTGCCGCGCACCAACCATCTGTGAAACCTACTGTGAGGTTTAATTATGGCTAAAGAGCCGAGCATTGAATTTCTGCGCGAATGCTTCAGTTACAACCCCGAAACTGGGTTAATTATCTGGCTGCCTAGACCAAGAATCCATTTCGCAACCGAGAGAGTATTTAAGATCTGGCATTCCCGATTCTGCGGCAAAATCGCAGGGGGTGTGAACTCTAACGGGTACATTGAAATCGGCATGCAAGGGCGTTTGATGAAAGCTCACCGGATAGCCTGGGCTTTGTCCTATGGTGAGTATCCATTAGGCGATATCGATCACATTAACGGAATCAGAGATGACAACCGTCTTGTTAACCTGCGCGATGTCAATCGGCGAGGAAACTGCAGAAACTCGGCCAGGCACAAGAATAACAATTCCGGGATTAGTGGTGTTCACTGGCACTCTAGGGACAATCGCTGGGTAGCAGCAATAAATTTTGCGGGCATGCAGCGGCACCTTGGTTATTACAAATGCCTTATTGATGCGGCAGCAGCCAGAAAGTCAGCTGAGTTAAAATATGGCTACCATGAAAATCATGGCAGAGCGCAACAATGAACAAAACAAGGTCGCTCCTGCGGCCTTTTTTATCGCCTGGAGAAAACCATGGGCATAAAAGTGAAGGGCATAAGCCAGGCGAAGAAGCACCTGAACGATGTCATTAACGACGTAAAGGGGCGCAAAGTTATCCGCGCTTTGCAGTCTGCGATGATTCTTATCGGTGCCCGAGCGGCCTATTACACCCCAATCGACACCTCCACGCTGATTAATAGCCAGTTCCGGGAGATCGACGCTGGCGGCGTTTTTATTACCGGGCGCATCGGCTACTCAGCCAACTATGCCGTGTACGTGCATGAGGCGTCAGGCAAACTGAAAGGCCAGCCGCGTGCGCACTTCGGTGTAACCAGCAACCGATCAGAGTTTGGCCCGCAGAAACCGAAAGAGTTCGGCGGCGGGACAGGGACGGGCAACTATTGGGATCCTCATGGTGAGCCACAATTCCTTACCAAAGGTGCAAATGACGAACGCGATAACGTTGATGCAGTGATGCGTAAGGAGCTTTCACTATGACCCCCATGATGCACGAGAGGGTGCGCAACATGTTCGGTGATGCCGGGCTAACTGCCGGATTCACAGTGCAACAGCTGATGTACGACGACCCAGACGATCTGTCGAAGGCGATCATGGTGTTCAGGCCAAATGGTGGATCGAATATCCGCACCGATCTTGGCTCTGAGTATCATGTCCTGGTCGACGTCGTAGGAGCTAAGGACAAGCGCAAAGATGCGCTCAACGCCGTGCAGCGAATCGTTGATTACGTTCAGGCTAACCCCATGGCTGACGAGTGTGTAGGCTATATCCAGAACATGGGCGCAATTCCCGCGCCGGTGCTCACAGAAGAAGGGCGAATAGTCTTCCGACTCCAGTTCGCCTGCACTTACGGCGAATAGCCATCCCAACCAAATAACCCGCTCCGGCGGGTTTTCTTTTATACGTCAAAGAGGAGTTTCACATGGCTAATTGCCAGAACTCGAACGAGCGCCTGTTCGGCGGCGCGGTCGTGCTGGAAGTCGCCGATGGCTGCCCGGACGTCAAGCCACTTGAATCTGAGTGGAAGGCGCTGGCTGCTGGTACGTCGAAAGGCTTCGACTTCAACCCGAACTCGGTTACCTCTGATGCGGATGACGGCGGCGGCTATGTCGAGACCATCATCACCAACAGTGACTTCACCCTGAGCTTTGAAGGTGAAGTGCGCAAGAAGGACAAACTGGATCAGTACGGCGTTGGCAAGTTCATCAAGTATTTCGCTGACGAACTTAAGGCCAAGCGCCAGCCTGGTATCTGGGTGCGCATGGATTACGGTCCGATCGAATTCATCGGCTATATGAACATTAACGCACTGAGTTCTGACGGCGGTACCAACGACATCGTCACTTTCTCGACTGAGTTCAAAGTCGGCGACGCAAGCACCATCGAAGTGAACGAAATCACCGCAGTCGCTGTGACTGGCGTGACGGTAACTCCGACTACCAGCACCGGAACGGCGGGTGGTACCAGCACCTTCACGGTGAATATCGCACCAACCGGCGCAACCAACAAAGACTTCACTGTAGCGACTACCGATGCGACCAAAGCAACGGCCACCGCCTCCGGCAACACCGTTACCGTGACGCGTGTCGCCACCGGCAGCGCGCAGATCATCATCAACACCGAAGACGGCAACTTTGTGGCCGTGCATACGGTTACCGTTACCTAACGGACATTCCAAAGGGCGGCGTGCTGCCCTTGATAATGACCGTTTACTGGAAGGCCTATGACCGCTTTAACCGATATTGGCGAACTCTCTATCAGCGACAGCCGCGAAGGCGGGAAAGATTACCTGCTGCGACCTTCATTCGAGGCCATGACCAGGATCGGCACTCCGGAAGAGATTGTGCAGGCGTACACCACCATCCACGGCAATGATGTCGCTCAGCTGATTGAGGTTTGCGCTGGCACGCTGGGGCGTTTTCCTAACTGGCTGTCACCATCATTCAATCGCGCTGCTGAGAAGCTGTTATCTACGTGCATGCTGGTACTGCAGGCGTGCTGCGAGGAAGACCTGACGCCAATGATCGGCGAGTGGAAAGGGTGGCGGCACTGCGTCGTCTACCGCCCGGGCCAGATGCCGAAGAACGACATCATAGTGCTGGCGCAGCATCTCATGCAGCACGGTGTCGTCGGAAAGGCCAAGGTTCGCCAGTTGCAGCGTCACGAGACTGGCGAACGTACTACCGAGTTTAAAGCCTTCGACTACATCAGCGCGGCACGCAGCCACTTCGGCATGAACCGCGCCGAAGCCGCCCAGTTAACTATGACTGAATTTCAGATGCTGCTGGCGGCGAAATACCCGGACCAGAAAGGCTTTACTCGCGAAGAGTACGACAGCATCGCCGACGAGTACCTGGCTAAACAGGCCGCTCGCAGGGCAAAAGCAAAGCAATAACCGGAGAATGACATGGCAGGTGAGAAAGACGCCGGTAGCATCGTCTATACAGTAAGCGCTGATATAGCACCCCTACTTCAGGCTGGCCGACAAGCCATTGAGTCGCTTGACGGAATGGGTGATGGCGCAGGTAAAGCCGCCGATAACTTTTCCGGGCTCGAAAAATCTGCTGATAAATCTGGCAAGTCGATCGCAAGGGCTGCGGATGACGCGAGCAATGCAGCCAAAATCATGGAGCGGCTTGGTAACGAAATAGCAGTTCTTGAAGAGGCAAATAAAAATGGCGCACGCAGCGCTGCCGCCCTCGCAGCTCAGATTGCAGCGTCAGGGGATGCGTCAGAGGCGCAGAGCAGGGAGATTGGTAACCTTGCGGTAAAACTTTTTGACGTAAAGCAGGCCGCCATCGATGCTGCAAAAGCAAATAGCGACAGTGCCGCTGCTTTCAGAGCATCAGAATCGGCGATCTCATCCCTTGAGGGTGAGTTGTCCGTCCTTAACGCTGAGATGATTGATGGATCTCGCAGCGCCGCTATCCTGTCTGCCCAAATGAAAGCGGGGAATGGGGCAACTGACGAGCAAAAGGCGCGCATTTCTCAGCTTGCCGGCCAGCTCTATGACCTCAAATCTGCTCAAAATGCGTCAGCAAAAGCATCGTCTGAAGCAGCCAAGCAAGCAGCGCAGCAGGCCAATGACGCGGCAAGATTGCGCTCAATTTCTCTGAGCCTTACACAGCAGATCGCTGTTCTCAATGAAGAGCAGAAGAATGGCGCGAGAAGTGCAGCAATGCTTTCGGCCAGGCTCCAAGCTGGTTCATCTGCCACTGCGGCTCAAAGAAAAGAAATTGGCGAGCTTGCCGGGAAATTATACGACCTCAAACAAGCGCAAAATCAGACAGAAAAATCTTCTGTTGGGTTAAAGACAGGGCTGTCTGCAATAGCTTCCGCGATCGCCGTATCTCAGGTAGTTGATTATGGTAAGCGCTTCCTTGAAGCGGCTGACGCCATGTCTCAAATGCAGGCCAGGATCGAGCGGTTAACTGGCAGCGCCGCGGCAGCCACCCAGACAATGCAGGGTTTGATGCGCATAAGCTCGGCAACGGGCGGATCACTGCAGGACACCGCGAAGCTGTGGGAAACCCTCAGCACAGCGTTGCGCGATACCGGCGCGACGAACGGCCAGATCATTCAGCTCACCGAAACACTTCAGAAAATAGGTCGCATTGGCGGCTCCTCTTCCGAAGAAATGGCTAATGCTCTTCGTCAGTTCGGCCAGTCGATATCTTCGGGGACTATCCGGGCGGAAGAGTTTAACTCCATCCTCGAGCAAATGCCTGAACTGGCGCGTCAGATTGCCGCTGGGATGGGCGTAAGTGTTGGAGAGCTTCGCCAGCTGATGCTGGACGGTAAACTGACTGCTGAAGACGCACTGAACGCCATCCAGAAACAAACCGGCTCAGTAAATGCAGAGTTCGAAAAACTTCCTCGTACTCTGTCTCAAGCCAATAACGCACTGACTAACTCATTCCTGTCGATGATCGACTCAGTTAACCAGGCTACTGGCGCGAGTTCAGGGATGGTAACGGTAATCGACTCGTTAACAGCAGCGTTAGATAGATTGGCAGGCAAAGCTATTTCCGCAGACGCTCAGATCTCTGATCTGAACAGTACGGCTGAAATGTTTAACCGCCGGGCGCGCACCTGGTCCTGGCTTGGGCTTGATGGCTGGGAGGCGCAAAACAAAGCCCTGGCTGGGCTGAGCAATAAAGCCGCCATGCTGGTTGGCGATCTGGCTGCTGTTTCCAAAGCATCACAGACCGCGGCTAACACAAAGCCGATCGAGATTAAAACGACCGGCTCAGCTACTGGCAGCAAAGCGAAAGGCGGAAAGTCTGCAGCTCAGAAAGAAGCTGAGCAGTACGCTAAAGCGCAGGAGACGGTTAACCAAAAACTTGACGAGCTGAGGCAGAAGGCCGAGTTGTCAGCGGGCAGTGTTGGTGAATTATCTCGTGCGCAGGCCGTACTTACTGCACAGCAGTCTCTCGGTAATGATGCGACACAGGAACAGGTCATTCTGGCCGGGCAATATGCGGCTAAAGCCTGGGATAATGCCAACGCATTACGGGCCCAGGCCAAGGCAGAAAAGGAACGTACTGACGCTGCCAATAAGTTCAGCACCATCCAGGGTAAAACCAGCAAAACTGCCGGACTGGATAGCCAGTACCAGAAAGACATCGCTGATATCCAGCAATATGCCCAACTTTACCCGCAGAAGATCGGCGAGGCTGAGGCGGCGCGCGCTGCAATCGAACAGCAATACCGGGATCAGCGTAACGCGGCGATGTGGGAAGAGTGGGCTCAGCAGAACGCGGCCACGCAGGCAGCGGCTGCGGCTTTCGATTCACTTGGTTCGGTTGCCAGTAACGCGCTGACAGGAATCATCACAGGCAGCATGTCTGCCAGCGATGCAATGCGCAGTATTGGCATGACGGTCCTGAATAGCGTCATTAACTCGTTCGTACAGATGGGTATCGAGTGGGTTAAGTCAGCCATCATGGGGCAGGCGGCACAAACGGCTGCTATCGGCACCGTCACGGCAGTACAGACGGCAGCAGTGGCCACACAAACTGCAACCAGTACAGCTGCAGCGGCAACGACTGCAGCAGCATGGACTCCGGCGGCGATCCTTTCCTCCATTGCCTCGATGGGTACGGCGGCGGCGATCGGACTCGGAGCGGTGGCTGGCGTTATTGGCGCGAACCTGCTTGGCAAACGCAAGAATGGCGGCCCGGTTAGTGCTGGCGGGATGTATCAGGTCGGCGAAGGCGGCATGCCGGAGATTTATCAAGCTAGCACTGGTAAGCAGTACATGATACCGGGTGACAACGGCAGGGTGATCAGCAACAAGGATATGACTTCTGGCGGTGGTGGTGGAGCTCCTGTTCTCAACATCTACAACTATTCATCCGCTTCTGTTGATGCTCAGGCAAAGCAGAACGGTGATGGTTCATGGACGCTTGAGGCATTTATCGCTGACATGAATAACGGTGGTCCTGCAAGCAGCGCCATAACCAGCAATATGAACGTTAAACGCACGCCAAGGGGGCAGGGCTGATGCCAATTATCGACTATCCCGACTGGCTGCCGCTGGCGCAGAAAGCCAGTAAAAACATGACGCTCGATACCGGGTTCCAGACCGATCAGCCAGCGGTAGGCCCGGCTATCTTTCAGAACCAGACCGATGACCTGAAAGTGACATGGTCGGTAACGTGGATCTTCACGTTGGCTGAAGAGCGAGCTTTCCAACAGTGGCTACGAAGCCCGAATTATCTCAACCGCGGACTGAACTGGTTCCGGATGAATATCAATCTTGGCGGCAGTGGCCTGCAACTTCAGGAGCTTCACTTCACGCAGATGCCGGTGCAAACCAGTATCGACGGCGGGGTGGCGACCTGGACTGGGACCGTTATTGCGAACCACCTCTACAACGCCGACGACGAGTTCGACGACATCATTGTTGAACTGCCGCCGCCGTGGGATTCGTGGCTGGATATCGTGGTTACGGGTTATCCGGATGGACGTGACCCGGAATCACTACCGAGGGTGCCGTAATGCCGAGCTTCAGGGAGTATAAGCAGCAGCGCCCGACGCGTGGGCTGTACGATACCATCACGTTCTACCATCCATCGTTTGGCTACGTCCGCCTGGTAGATAAGCAGTTCTTTCCCAAGTCACTTGGGGGCCATACGTATACGCCAGCGCGGTTTGAAATTGAAGAGAGCCAGCAGAGCGGCACGCCGGTGATCGACGCGACGGTTAAGTTAGGGCGACTGTCTTCTGATATCAAAACGCTGATGAAGCAGTGGAAGGGTGCGGCGCGACTGACGGCCATCACGGCCACCAGGCAGATCTTCGACAGCGGTGACGTGTCAGTGCCGATTAAGTCGTGGCAGTTATACGTCAAGACGGTAGATATAGACGCCGATGCCGCTTCTGTGACGCTTTCTGTCACTAACCCGCTGAACAACAACATCGGGAAATTATACGATCCCAGCGAATACACTGGACTCCAGTACCTATAAGGCATGCTCATGACTAAAGATGAATTTATCCGAATGGTCATCGGCGTGCCTTGGGCCAACCGGGCCTGTTCGTTCGATAAGGTGGATTGCTGGGGTTTGGTAGTGCTGTATTACCGTCACGTTCTCGGCATTGAGATGCACCAGACTCCGGACTACGAAGCCGGTGAGGACTTCTTCACCTGTTATCAGGGTGACGTCGTTTTCTGGTGCCAGACCGATAAACCTGTCGAAGGCGGGATATTTGTCGGATACCGCGGCGCGCAACCGGCGCACGTTGGCCTGGTGCTTAACCGGCAGGCGTTGCACTCGAGGGGCGAGAACGGCAGCGTGCGCATGGACTCATTACTAGTTATTCAGCGGGCATTCACTAAAGTGGAGTTTTTCGAATATGGCGCTGGTTGAGATATCGAATTTTCCAGGAACGCCTAAGCTGCGTTGCAGGGTGCCAAACGGTACCCTTTTTTATGACTGGCTGTCGGCCAATGATGGCACCTTTCACCGTGATCTGCTGATCGTCCGCAACGGCGTGAGGTTAAATGATGATGATGAACTGGCGTTTGAGCTGAGCGAACTGGACACCATCCAGATTTTCGACCAGCCAAAGGGCATCATTAGCGACATTCTCAGCCCGATCTTCAAAGTTGTTGGTGCTGTGTTTTCCTTCCTGGCTCCGAAGCCGGCAATTGCAAACAACGGTGGGAACACCGTCGATTCTCCGAATAACAGTCTGACAGGGCAAACGAATACCGCCAGGGTCTATAAAGCGAAGCCTGACATCTACGGGCAAATCCGTTCATATCCTGATCTGATTCAAGAATCGCTTTTTGAGTACGTTCGGCAGAATGAAAATGATGGTGGACTAAAGTTTGTTACAGAGTGGATGTGTGTTGGCATAGGAAAATACGGCTATGAGTCGGTTCGTTACTCAGAGTCAAGCCTTGGCAGTATGCCTGGTGCCGAATACCAGTTTTTCCAGCCTGGTGAGGTGATACCGACAATTAATGAGGGGTATTCGTTCGACGATGTCGACGGGCAGGAGATGCCAGGGCCAAACGAAAGCGATAATTTCCCGGTAGAATCGGCTACGGCTAATACCGTGGTAAGTGGTGAATATGCTGGCGGCCAGATAGCGATGAAAATCGTCAAGCAGGCTGAGTTCGACTACTTCATGGGGCTCGTGCTACCACACTCCGTCACATTCACCATTAACGTCACTTATAACACGACATCAGGCAGCGTTACTGAAGATGTGCTTTTCTCAGGCACGCTGATTTCTGCGGTGCAGAGCGATGATGGTTCCGTTATAGACCCCGTTCAATGGTACACGTTCACCATGACAGATTTACAGGGACCACCCACAGTTCCATCCACTGCCACCATTAACACGACAAAATTTATCCTCAACGATAATGAGGCGCTTGTTGTTGGGCCTTTCTTCTCGCCAGTTGAGTCAACAGAGCTTTGGCTGCATACACAGTCATCACTGGGTGGCGGTAACTGGACTGACTGGACGGTGACAATCTGGAAAATCGATGACGATTACAACCAGATCCCAGGAACACAACAGACATTCACTTATCATCAGGGAACGCCTCATAAGTCGACCAGCGAAGTGTTTTATCGCACGGATAAAATAATCCCGGCAGGAGGATTTGGTAAATATGCCATCAATTTCCAGCGGACAAACAACTCCAATGATGCATCAATTCTTAAGGTTGAGGAAATACACGCTGTCAACATCCGAAGCAACGTAGTTCATCCGACCGATACTCTGGTTCGCGTCAAGGTGCGGGCAACAGAGAACGCACTGGGAAGCCGTGACCGAAAATATAACGCTCTGGTCACTCGTCAGACTATCAGTTACAACCTGACGACACAGACTGTGGATTATACATTGCGTCCATCGCGTTCCTTTGCTGATGCTGTTGCACATACCTGGCTCGTAATGGGCAGCCAGCCAGAAAGCAGCATTGACCTGTACGGGTTGTACTCTATAGCTGAGAGCCTGACTGATGAGCGTCTTGGTTACTTCGACTATACGTTTGACGATGAAAACGACTCGCTTGGCGACCGCGTGCAGGCGATCTGCAATGCGGCGTCTGTCATGGCGTACTGGGATGACGGCGTGCTGACGTTCACCCGCGATCAGAAAGTCGATTACCCGGCGGCAGTATTCAACCGGGCGAACATGAAGACGGATGAGTACAAAATGACGTATGAGGCTACGCTGCCAGGCGGTTACGATGGAGTGCAGGTTTCCTATGTCCACCCGACCACGAACAATAAGACGTACATCAACTACCGCGTGCTGAACGGAGCTATTGTCGAGCAGGAAGCGGAGAACCCGAACAAGCTGGAGATCGTTGGCTTTCGCAATGAGTACCAGGCCCGTGAGCGCGCGCTGCGGGAAACCAAACGTCTGATCTACTCTCGGGTGAAGATGAATGCCAAAGTGTTCGAGGACGGCATTATCCAGGTAGGAAGCGTCATTCAGATGCCTGACATCTACGACAGCAACCAGCAGCAGGGATACATCACCGGCCGCGCCGGGAATAACTTCGATACTAGCGAGCCGATCACGTTTTCCGGATCTATGTATGTTCTGGTTACCGACAGTCTGGGTAATCCCACGCTGCGCTATCCGGCTACGGCCCGGAACGATACGAAGTACGGATTCATCGCAGCAATACCAAACATTCTGATCAATATTTGGAACGGAGACACTGTGCAGCTCCCATCTCGCTATCTCATCGCGACAGTGGAGGAACTGGACAGTCAGCTATGGACAGTCAACAGCATCAAACCGAACACCGATAACACGGTATCTCTGACCGTCGCGGAATACAGCGACGCCATCTACCAATAAGAACCGTCCCCGACCAACCTAACCCGGCCATCGCGCCTGGTTTTTTTATGGAATCAATATGGCTACGCAACCAACTAATCTTCCTGTTTCAAGCGAATCATCACGCGACCTGAAATTTAACGCTGGGAAAATTGACGAATTCGTTACATCAAATAACCACGTTTATGTTGACAGGTTCGGCAATGATCATCGTACAATTGAAGGTATAAATTATGATGCTAATCAGGCAATTCTGAATTATGGCTATATCACGAAGGATTCTTTTGAAGATGGCAACACCCTTAGCATTGCTAACGAGTGTTTACGCTGGAAAAGCAACGGCGAGTACTATCGATGGGATGGGGCGTTCCCCAAAGTAGTTCCCCCTGGTTCTACGCCAGATAGCACTGGGGGAATAGGTAAAGGTAAGTGGGTTAGTGTAGGGGATGCATCACTACGAAGTGATCTTGGTGTTTTGACTTCATCTATAAATTTATTTGAAGGCGACGAGAAATTCTTAGTCACTGGATCTCCAGGTGCAATTAAAACCAATGGTTATCACCAAGCGAATGACGGTGGTGATGCTGTGTATATCAAGAGTGGAACAGGAACTCCTGGCGATACAGATGGAATATCGTTTTTCGTCACAAATAATGGTATTAAATTTAACCATATCGGTGGCTATAATTCAGCACAGGCTGGTATTACTGATAGTTTAACTGAAAATCAAGCATCAAAATTAACAAAGCTAGCCTCCCTTGTAGCGGCCAATGGGCAAGGTAAAGTATATTTTAATGTTAATTCACTGCGTGCTGATAATGATTTAATTGGTGTTGACAATATTAGGATGATTGGCAATGGATCGCTCATAAGCAGCAATCCAAATAATCATTATAAGCAAATATTTAAACCAGAAGATAAAATTGATCTAGGAAAAATAAATATATCAGGTGATTTATCTATCTTCCTGAATGCGGCATCTTCTGGTTATAAGCCTAAGGTTGTTTTTGTTGGTGATTCATTGACAATGGGAGGGCACAGAAAAGCAGATAACTATTGGTGGGTTAAAAAGCTTCAGTATGCAATTAATGATATAGTTTCATGCGATTTTTATAATCGAGGCATTGCGGGGCTTTCTATTGAGGATTTTATTACAAAACCAAATGTTGATGCTTCATATCATGCGCCATATGAACAGCCGTGGTTTAACCCTTCATCACCAAATACTTGGGCTGACTACGTAGAAGAGCTAAGCCCAACATTGATTTTTATGGCGTTTGGTATGAATAATCCTAACGCACAGGATTATCAAAAGATACTAAATGCAAGAAACAGGATCGCATCGTTTTCCAGTAAGGCCACAGTAGTGTGGGTTACATCACCAATGCGAACAACTTCGCTAACCGCTGAAAATTCAGGGGTTAGGTTTGGAACATACCCAGATAATGAATACAGTAACAACTCTGCTATCTCAACAAGATTAATAGCTGAGAGATTTGGAGATGCAGTAATAGATGTAAATCGCATGTCTAACATTGTGATGAATGGGATAGATCCACTTCAAAGTAGAATGGATAGATGGGCTGGGTTATATCGTGATAGTACGTACAAATTTAACGACGCAACAAAAATTGTTGGTGGTGGTTCATCTGACATGTCAATTATATTGAGCGATGCTTCACCAGTAATAACTAACGAAATGTTCAGAGATGCAACTGTTGAATTTATAATGCCTGCAGCTATCTCAAACTTCACAGCAATTAAAATCTCATTCCGTAAAGACCATAATAGTAATTCAGAGGTGTTGTTCCAGATAGAACCCGCTGAAATAGGATTGTATTCTCTTAAAGACAACACCACTCAAAAGATTGGTTCATGGTCTGCAAGTCCGTTGGGTAAAACATTGCGTCTTGAGGTTGTTGGTTCTACTGCGCGTTTGTTTGTAAATGAATCTAATGCGATAGAGGAAAGCGTAAAGGAATCAACATTTTTAGCACCTGTATCTTTCCTGGGGTTAAGTTCGACCAACGCAACACTTACAAACGTTGTCATTAATGCAACAACTGTCAGGGATTATGCTAAACAAATACCAATTCTCACTCCAGATCAGGTATTTAATGTTGCTTATGGGGATGGCGGTAATGGTGTTAATCACCCGAATAATAATGGCGAGAAGGCCATTTATGACGCAGCATGTAAAGAATTTGCTGGTTCATTATTTAAAAGCACCATAAATACTCAAATCCTCACATTAAAATCAGGAATGACAGGTTCGATTACAGTATCAAACAGAAACGGAGTTAATATTTTAACCATTGTCAACATGGGGGGGGAAGCAACATCATCTGATGATATAGCCTCACTGCCATTTGGAATTGTTTGGCCAACAACTACGGCATTAGGTCTCGCATCAAAAACAGATGGAACAATTCTTCCGATATCAGTAACGGTAAATGGGAAAGTACGGACAACAAAATCAGTATCTACTGGAGATAGCTATAGTGGGGTAATTATTTGGTAATTTCGTGACACACAAAGCTTTGCATCGGTTTGCAAGGCTTTGTGATGATTCCACTTATCCGATCGCATCCATTGCTGCAAGACAATTTGAAGCAATGTGAAACATAGTGGTGCAATCACCACTTTTTTAGTGTTACCATCATTTTACCTAGTGAGGGACTGAGGATGTCAGTTTTTCATTTGTGTACCAGATTGTGTACCAATTTAGCGATTGTTGGTTAGATGGTTACGCAACTTACTGTAAATAAACAAATTTTCTCTTTGTATGTGATCTTATGTGTGGGTCACCACTGCAAATAAGGATATAACATGCCTGTTATTACTCTTCCTGATGGCAGCCAACGCCATTACGACCACGCTGTAAGCCCCATGGATGTTGCGCTGGACATCGGTCCAGGTCTGGCGAAAGCCACTATTGCTGGCCGTGTTGACGGTGAGCTGGTAGATGCTTCCGATCTGATTGAGCATGATGCGAAGCTCTCCATCATCACCGCGAAGGATGAAGAAGGTCTGGAGATCATTCGTCACTCCTGTGCGCACCTGTTAGGGCACGCGATCAAACAACTCTGGCCGCACACCAAAATGGCGATCGGACCGGTTGTTGATAACGGTTTTTACTACGATATCGATCTTGACCGTACGTTAACCCAGGAAGACGTCGACGCGCTCGAAAAGCGGATGCACGAGCTCGCTGAGAAAAACTACGATGTCATTAAGAAGAAAGTCAGCTGGTACGAAGCGCGTGAAACCTTCGTGAAGCGTGGCGAGACCTATAAAGTCTCTATTCTTGATGAAAACATCGCCCATGATGACAAGCCTGGCTTGTACCATCATGAAGAATATGTCGATATGTGCCGTGGCCCGCACGTGCCGAACATGCGTTTCTGCCATCATTTCAAACTGATGAAGACCGCTGGGGCATACTGGCGTGGCGACAGCAATAACAAGATGCTGCAGCGTATTTATGGTACTGCATGGGCAGATAAAAAAGCCCTGAATGCCTATCTGCAACGTCTGGAAGAAGCGGCCAAACGCGACCACCGTAAAATCGGCAAGCAGCTTGACCTGTATCATATGCAGGAAGAAGCACCGGGTATGGTGTTCTGGCACAACGATGGCTGGACTATCTTCCGTGAACTGGAAGTCTTTGTTCGCTCAAAACTGAAAGAATACCAGTATCAGGAAGTGAAAGGTCCGTTCATGATGGACCGCGTGCTGTGGGAAAAAACAGGTCACTGGGATAACTACAAAGATGCAATGTTCACCACCTCTTCTGAGAACCGTGAATACTGCATTAAGCCAATGAACTGCCCGGGTCACGTACAGATCTTTAATCAGGGTCTGAAATCCTATCGCGATCTGCCGCTGCGTATGGCTGAGTTTGGTAGCTGCCACCGTAATGAACCGTCAGGTGCGCTGCATGGCCTGATGCGTGTTCGTGGCTTCACTCAAGATGATGCGCATATCTTCTGTACTGAAGAGCAGATTCGTGATGAAGTTAACGCGTGCATTCGTATGGTCTACGATATGTACAGCACCTTTGGCTTCGAGAAAATCGTCGTCAAACTGTCCACTCGCCCCGAAAAACGTATCGGTAGCGATGAAATGTGGGACCGTGCTGAAGCTGACCTGGCCGTTGCGCTGGAAGAAAACAACATCCCGTTTGAGTTCCAACTGGGTGAGGGCGCGTTCTACGGTCCGAAAATTGAATTTACCCTGTATGACTGCCTCGATCGTGCATGGCAGTGCGGTACTGTACAGCTGGACTTCTCCCTGCCGTCCCGTTTAAGCGCCTCTTACGTTGGCGAAAACAACGAACGTCAGGTGCCGGTTATGATTCACCGTGCAATTCTTGGGTCGATGGAACGTTTCATCGGTATCCTGACCGAAGAGTTCGCTGGCTTCTTCCCGACCTGGCTTGCGCCGGTTCAGGTTGTGGTCATGAACATCACCGATTCTCAGTCTGAATACGTTAACGAATTAACGCAGAAACTACAAAATGCGGGTATTCGTGTAAAAGCAGACTTGAGAAATGAGAAGATTGGCTTTAAAATCCGCGAGCACACTTTACGTCGTGTCCCTTACATGTTGGTCTGTGGCGACAAAGAGGTAGAAGCAGGCAAAGTTGCCGTGCGCACCCGTCGTGGCAAAGACTTGGGCAGCCTGGACGTAAATGAAGTGATTGAGAAGCTGCAACAAGAGATTCGCAGCCGCAGTCTTCAACAACTGGAGGAATAAGGTATTAAAGGCGGAAAACGAGTTCAAACGGCACGTCCGAATCGTATCAATGGCGAGATTCGCGCCCTGGAAGTTCGCTTAACAGGTCTGGAAGGCGAAGCTTTGGGTATTGTGAGTCTGAGAGAAGCGATCGAAAAAGCTGAAGAAGCTGGAGTAGATTTAGTTGAAATCAGCCCTAACGCCGAACCGCCAGTTTGTCGTATTATGGACTACGGCAAGTTCCTTTATGAAAAGAGTAAGTCTTCTAAGGAACAGAAGAAAAAGCAAAAAGTTATCCAGGTTAAGGAAATTAAATTCCGTCCTGGCACCGACGATGGCGATTACCAGGTAAAACTCCGCAGCCTGGTACGCTTTCTGGAAGATGGCGATAAGGCTAAGATCACGCTGCGTTTTCGCGGTCGTGAGATGGCCCACCAACAGATCGGTATGGAAGTGCTCAACCGCGTCCGTGACGATCTGAGTGAACTGGCAGTAGTCGAATCCTTCCCTACGAAGATCGAAGGCCGCCAGATGATCATGGTGCTCGCTCCTAAGAAGAAACAGTAAGGCCTTCAAGTAGCAATGTCTGTGGAGCCTACGGGTTCCACAGCCGTTGTTCGCCTACGTTTCGTTTATTAACAATGCGAAGTGGAAGTTATTAAAATGCCAAAAATTAAGACCGTACGCGGTGCTGCTAAGCGTTTCAAAAAAACCGGTGGTGGTGGATTTAAGCGTAAGCACGCAAACCTGCGTCATATTCTGACCAAAAAATCTACTAAGCGTAAACGTCACCTGCGTCCAAAAGGCCTCGTGTCTAAAGGCGATCTGGGTCTGGTTATCGCGTGCCTGCCGTACGCATAAGCCGTTAACGTTTAATTCATTTTTTTACTAAGAATATAGATACAGGAGAGCACATATGGCTCGCGTAAAACGTGGTGTAGTTGCCCGTGCACGTCACAAGAAAATTTTGAAACAAGCTAAAGGCTACTACGGTGCGCGTTCTCGCGTATACCGCGTTGCCTTCCAGGCTGTTATCAAAGCTGGTCAGTACGCTTATCGTGACCGTCGTCAGAAAAAGCGTCAGTTCCGTCAACTGTGGATTGCGCGTATCAACGCAGCAGCACGTCAGAACGGTATTTCTTACAGCAAATTCATCAACGGCCTGAAAAAAGCCTCTGTTGAAATCGACCGTAAGATCCTGGCTGACATCGCAGTATTCGACAAA